GGGTCAGTGCCCTGCCTCCGCGTCCACACCAGGGTGAACGTGTCAGCGTCGGCGGTGTACATCAGCGACTCGACAGCGGCGGCGAGCAGCGAGAAGCTCGTCGCAGGCGCGATCACGTAGATCGGGAGGCTGATCGTCCGGTTCGACGACCTCCGCCCGTACGGCCGCTCACCATCCAGCAGCAGCGGAGCCAGCAGGTCAACGGCCGGCTGCGCAGCACCCAGGTCGTAACCGGGCTGCAGGCTGAAAACCACGCCAGGGAAGTTCGGGTCCGTCGACGGCGTACCGCCACCCGGTGTGATCAGCGCGCCGCCAGGACCCAGCAGCTCAATATGCCCGCCGAGGATAAGCGAGTCGTAGGTCGCCACGCCTTATCCTCTCGTCGAGTACATACCTGAGTATCGCCCGCCGCCTCCGCCGCCTGCAATTGCGCCGATCCCCGCCGCTGTCTCCGCCGGCGCTGTCGCTGCCAGGTCACACAGCTCGTTCAGCAGGGCGTTGGTGTCCCTGATCAGCTCAGCCAGGTCCTGGCCCTCACCAGCGCCCACGACCCGCTCAGGCTTACCGGTAGCGTTGACCGCCATCGTCAGGCCCGGCATCAGCCACCCGCCCTTGTCGTACCACTTGAAGGCCCGCTCATGGATGTCGGCGTTGATCGGGTTGTTGTACGTCGAGCGGATATAAGAGATCATCCACGCAATCTGGGCGTACGGGTTCGACTGCGGCGGGTTAGCGGCAGCGCCCATCTTCGACGGCGGCAGGGCCTGCGGAATCCCGTATGCGCCGCTGGCCGGGTTACGGGCGTACTGGTTCCAGCCCGACTCCCGCATCGCAACGTCGTTCCACGCAGTCCACATGATGCCGCTGCCCCACGAGGGCATCATCCTGCGGGCCAGCGCAGCGTTAGCGGACGGGGCACCGCCGCCGGGACCGCCCGCGAACGCCCCCAGCGCGGCAGCAGCGATCTGAGCGGCCTTAGCGGCCGTTATAGCGGCCTGAGCGGTCGCTGAGGCGATCGAGAGGACGGTCTCGTTGTACTTGCCCACCACCCATGAACCGAGCCCAGCGGGGCTGTGAGAGCTGTACGAGCCCACCACCCCGCCCTGCGCGAAACCAGGGATCGAGCCCCGCAGGTGATCAACCAGGCCCGCCGACACCATCTTCGTCGGCACGATCAGCTCACCCTTGCTGACCCGGGTAACAACATCATCAGCCGTCGACGTCGTGCCCGCCGTCACGTACCCGCCCAGCGCGCTCTTGGGATGCACCTTAGTGCCAGGCAGGCGCCCCGGCCCGCCCGAGCCGGTGATCTTCCACTGGCCCTCAGCGTTCGCGACGATCTGGATAGCCAGCTTCTTCGGGATCTTCGCGAACTCCACCAGCATCGCGACGATCTCGCCCGTCGACTTATGGGTACGCTGCCCGAACGTCAGCATGTCGTCGATCAGCTTCCGCCGGGCTCCGCGCGCCGCATCCGACGCGGCGCCCTGCTGCGCGATCGCCTTACCCCATGCCGTCATGTCACCCGCGACACCGCTGTAAAGGATCTCGGCCTTCGACAGGTCGTTCAGCAGCGTTGACTCTATGAAACTGGCCTGCGCCCCCAGCGCACCCGTCAGCAGCGCCTCCTGCTGTGTCGCCTGGAACGCGATCCGCTGCAGCGCCCTCGTCCCGCCGTGCGCCTTCCCCAGCCACTCCACCAGCTTCCGGAACAACGCGGGCCCCTTGTAGCCCGCCTCCTCCGCCAGGGTGATCAGCTCAGCTGTCGCGTCCTTGCTGCCCTTCGCGAACGGCAGCAGCTGCCGGATCGTGTCCTTCACCCCGGTGGTGAACAGGTTCGAGGCGATGCCAGCCTGCCGCCACGTCCCGAACAGGGCATCAGCGTTCACCACCTGCTGCCCGAACGCCTGGTTCAGCGACAGGCTCTGCTGCGTCAGGCCGTCCATCACCGCACCGACGCCAGGCACTGTGATGTGCAGGTGATCCAGGCTGTTAGCGACCGTCTGGGCATGCGCAGCGGTCTGCTTGAAGTTCGACTGCAAGGCAATCTGGCCCAGAGCGAACGTGTCGAACGCCCCCGCCGCCCCCGTCACCAGGCCAGTCTGCTGAGCCCACGCCGAGTTCAGCTTCTGCATCGCAGCGAACTGGTCAGTGGCCAGCTTGTTCAGCACATCCAGGTCATTGCCGAGCGTCCCGGCCTTCTGGCCCATCGCCTGGTACCCCGCCACGGTCGCGGCGACCTGCTGCTGGATCATGATCCAGCCCTGCACCGAATGGTCCTGCCACTGCGTCTGCGTGATCCCCGCAGCGTTCAGCAGGCCGAGAGCGTTAGTCCCGTGACCGTAGGCGACGGCCAGCTGCTGCAAGTGCGTCCTGTTGTAGGTGGCCTCAGCGTTGAACTTCGCCATCCCCGCCTTTGCCTCAGCGAGCTTCTGCGCCTGGATGGTATAGGCGGCACTGACGCCCCTCGATGAGATGCCAGTGTGCAGGTTCACCTGGTCGGCATACTTCTGCGTGTCAGCCAGCGCCTTCGTGTCGGTCACGACCTGCTGCGACATTTTGTGCTGCGCCTGCCCGACCAGCAAGAAACCCTGCGAGATCGTCGAGGCGTTGTCGATGCCCTTCTGCAGCGCACTGGTGAGGTCCTGCGTCGCCGACCTGGCGGTGACCATTTTGTAGATCAGGAACCCCAGCGCCGAGACGGCCAGCGCGATCCAGAAAATCGTCCCGCCTGTCTTCTGCAGGAACAGCATCGCAGCGCCCGCCGTGTCACCGGCGGCTGCCAGGAAGCCGACCTCCATGACCAGGACAGTCAGCCACGTGATCGCCGGGACAATGAACCTGTTGATCAGGAACACGCCGATCGTCGTCAGCAGGCCGATCCAGATGATCGCACCATGCATCGCCAGACCCCAGGCGATAACCGGCTCCAGGAGATGCGTCACCGTCTCGATAAGAGCCGTCAGCGACGCAATAAAGCCGAAAATGTACTTCGCGTAGCCAGGTATCGCCTGCAGCAGATTCCCCACGATGCCGAACACGTTGCCGACGATGGTGCCCAGCAGCTTCAGGTCAGGGACAGCGTCATGAATCCACTTGCTGAAGTTGCCGCTCCGCAGCGCAGCCGCTATCCGGGCACCCAGCTGGTCAACGACAGTCCCCGCCGCCTTAGCCACGATCGCGAACGCGCCAGCCCGCTTGTTCACTACCGTGATCGCGTCGCCGAGCAGCTGGTACACCTGCGGGTTAGCCGCCTTATGCGCCTTCTCCAGCGCATTCGTCATCGGCGAGATGGCCTTACCCGTCGCGTCCATCACCGTGTGCATGTTCTGGAACTGCGTGCCGATCTTCTTAAACGCATCCGACCCGGCGATCCCGAACGCTGCCAGCGCGATCGAAGCGGGAATGAGGACAGCGGCGATCTCCAGGATCGAGTCGGCGAGCAGATGAAAACCGCCGATCCTCGAAACGAAGAACGCCGACCCGAAAATACCGCCGAACAGCGGCAGCATAGTCCGCCCCACCCGGCCGAAGCCGCCCCACCAGCCTCGCCCGAACGCGGCGCCCGCAAGCAGCCCCGCTGCACCCCAGTTGCCGCCACCGCCGCCGCCCGCGCCGGCCCTGCCTGCCGTGAACCCGGAGAAGAACTGACTCAGCACACTCGGGCCACTCTGGGCATAGGTGACGCCAGTCCTCCCCAGGGAAGGCGCGTACCCAGCCGTTCCGCTAGTGAACGGGCCGAACTTCGCCAGGCCGCCCACCAGCCGCGAAGGCTCACCGCGGAACTCGCTGGCGACCAGCGTCTGATAGTCAGCCATCGTCGCCGCCTCAGCAGCGACCGCTTCAGCTTCCAGCGCCAGCGCAGCCAGCGACGCCTTCGTTGTCAGCTTCGTGAACTTCTCGCTCAGCAGGTCCGCGCCCTTAGCGGCCAGCCCCATCTCCCAGGCTTCCTGGCCGGCAGCATCAGCTCCCGCCTTCAGTGCCATAGCCGCCAGGCCGCCCACACGGCTCACCGTGTTCAGGCCCCTCGTCAGCGGCATCGTGGCCCTGGCCGCCTCCCCGTAAACCCTGCCGAGCTTCTCGATCGCTGCCGTCGCGGCTTCCTCAGCGATAGTGCCCGCCTCTACCGCCTTGGTCAGCGAATCGGTAACCTTCCGCGCCAGGTCCTCCGCGACCGCCATCTTCTCAGCCGCACGCGTAACATCCCCGAAGACCCGCGACGCCCTGTCGATGGCCTGGATGACAATGGAGATGGTGGTCATCCCAGGCCCCTCATGTTCTCGCCCTGCTTAGCGCGCTCAGCTTCCTGGTGCTCGAACTCGAAATACGCCGCCCACTCCGTCAGCTCATACGAATCTAGCTCGCCGAGGAGCTTGCGGACCGTCTTGCCTTGCTTGTCGGCGAGGAAGAAGACGAACCGTCGGAAGGGGTCTCGCCGAAATTTTCGACCAGTTCATCCACATCCTCGTCGGTCATGCCAGAGAGACGGGCCGCGACTTCGTAGATCTTATTCACCGCCCCCGCTGACTTGCCGCCGAGAGCCTCCGCATCCGAGTCGAGGAACAGGCGGTTGCCGTCCTCGTCCAGGACACAGCGGGCGACCAGCTTCCCGCGGACGTTAGCGACGTTCGGCACCATCCTCTTACCGCGGCGTTCCATGATCGACGCCTCGAACTCGTCGCGCTCACGGCCCGTCAGCCCCCGCACCGAAACCGTGCCGCCCCACTCAGGCACCTCCACGTCCTCGGTGACCAGGTCCTCGGCTTTCAAAATGTCGTCCTTGCTGAGCCTCACCCGGACCGCCTTTCTACGCATTGATCTGTGCCGCAATCCTATCCGCGACACGCTGAACGGCGCGAGTAGTCGCAGGGCCCCACGACGACACGGCATCCCAGAAATACGGATGCGGTTCCTGCACCACGATGTTCGCCTGATTCCCGAACACCGGGTGCCGCCAGACCTTCTCCCCGTCCATCATCAGCGGCAGCGAATACTGCCCCGAGGGCATCCTCCTCGGGTCAATCCCCACGCCCACCCTGACAACTGGACCGTCAAGGTCGGCCCACGTCACGACGCACCGCGCGATCCGGACCCGCAGCCCGGGCGGCTGCTTGTACGGCACCAGGCCCTTGACAGGAATGTTAAGGATCGCGGCGCGTACCGCAGGCGCGATCGGCCGCGCTGTCTTCGCCAGCTCCTTGAGCATCTCAGCAGGGATCTCGCCGTGACTGGCAGCGTCCAGGCGGGCGATCACCTGGCTGAGCGCGGTCATTACGCCGGGATGACGACGTTCGACGCCGGGATCTTCGACGCCGCGAAGGAGAACACGCACGTGCCCGCGTTGTCCACCGTCGTGTCCATCGCCTGAGCCGTCACGCGGACGGGGAAGATGTCCATGTGGTTGCCCACGATGTCGCCTTCCCACAGCAGCACGATGAAGCCGTTAGTGTCACGCAGCAGCAGCGTCCTGGCGTCGTTGCTGTTCTGGGACGTGTAGCAGGTGATGTCGTTCGTAGCCGACGTCAGCCGCCCGGGGACCTGGCTGGTGAACCGCGAGCCCATGTCAGGGACGTCGACCGTCGCCGAGGTGACCGACCAGCCGGTCATCGCCATGATCTCCGCTGACAGGTCAGTGCCCGCGTTCAGCTCAGCCCTCGTCGGAGCCAGGTAGTTGCCGATCGTCGGGCACCAGTACACCCTGCGTAGGCCAGGCGGGAAATACCTGATCGTCGGGGTGAGCGGGGTAGCAGGCATTGATTACTCCTTCTTGTCCCCGCTGACGGGCCTGCCCGCAGCGGCCGGGCTCCTAGCTGCCTTCTCGGCCTTCTCCGCCGCAGCGGCCTGCTCAGCTTCCCTGGCAGCCTGCTCAGCCTGCGCCTCAAGCCATTCGCTGTACAGAATCCAGCCGGACTGGCGGTAATGCCAGACCGACTCCTCGGCCACCATGACCCGCCCCTGAGTTCCGGGGTGGTAGATCTCCGGCATCACGGAATCCTGATCGAGGCGACCGTGACAGAAGTGGTGTTGCTGTACTGCACCGCGGTCGTGCCGATGCCGTACACCGAGTCAGGCAGCGGGATAACGGCGATCTGGTTGGCCGTGATGACGAAAGTGCGCGACGTCACCGCCAGGCCGTCATAGGTGGGGGTTACCGGCAGCGTCACCGTCATCGTGGCGGTAGTACCAGCGCTGACCAGCAAGCCGAGGCCCTGGCCAGTCGGAGCGGTGTCGCTGGCCGTACCGCCAGGCGCTGACATCGTGATGACAGCACCCGCGTGAGGCGGGCCCTGAAGTGCGTAGACGGCCATGAGACTTCCTCTCTCGCCTTGCCTAATGCTGAGGGTACAGCGGCACTGCCGTAATAGCTTCTTTTCTACTGCTGCGCGTACGCCTTAGCCTCAATCGTAAAGGTCACCACGGCCATAGCGCCGCGGCGCTCCTGAACTTCATGCAAGCCGACCTGCGTACCCATGATCGCGTGACTGACCCCCGGAAAGATAGTGCTGCCGCCTGCCGTCGAGATCAGATTTCCCACCGTCGCGGCGTTGCTGTAGGCAAGCCGCCTGCACGCCGAGACGTTTCCCGTCCCGTCACGTGACAGCGCCGAGCAGGCGATCAGCATCGTCTCCAGGATCGACGGCCCCAGCCCTTCAGGGACACCCGTAGAAGTGATGTCATTGCCGCCCAGCTCCTCCTGCATCTGCGTCGCAGGCCGGGTGACACCGGTGGGGAACCCGGCCCAGCCGATGCACACGACATTGCTGGCTGTCTCAGCGCTGATCCACGGGCCGTCACGTATCTGCAGATCTGGCGTACTGGCGGTCGCCGTCTTCAGGAACGCGACGAGAGCGTCGATGAAATCGGGGGCGTAGGACTTCCAGGGGCGGTACATCAGGCGACCACCGGCCGGGGAGGTCCGAGCATCTCGGTGACCTTTCGCGGCAGGCTGGTGTAGTGACGGAAGTCGGCGAGCTCCTCAGGGCCCGTCACGCCAGACTGGCCGCCAGGCCCGCGCCTGGTCTCCCACATGTGTTGGAGCAGCATCCGAGCACCCAGGATGTAGTTGTACGGCATGATCTGGTAGCCCGCGGTGTAGGTGATGACCACCCGGCCGGTGATAGGCGGCCCGTTGATGACGGTCAGAAGGCCACTGAACGTCTCCACGTCGATGTTGCCGGGGATCGTCCAGGTAAGGGTGCCATTCTCCGCCACGATCGACTGCAGGGCGATCACCGGGATGTGCATCACGCGGACGTTCGGGCCGAAGCCGAGGAACTGGCCGAAGCCGGCGTACGTGTTCGGGTAGCCGAAGATCTCGACTATCGTCCGCTGCGCCGTTACCTCATGCTTGTAATCCTCGATCGACTTCGTCGTGGCAGCCATCCACATGCGGATCTCGTCGTCGTCGGTCGTGTTCGACGGCAGGATGCCGAGCTGCTGCTTGGCATCGGCGAGGGAGATGATCGACGGCGGGTTAGCTTCCTTGACGTCGAACACATCAGTGTAGGAACTGTTCGGCCCGGTGAAAACCCAGCGGACCAGGTGACGGCCGGGCTGGACGGTGAGGTACTGCAGCTGGTAGGCGCCAGTGGTGGCAGGCGGGTTCGTGACCGTAGGCGTGACCGTGCTGGTGTCTGGCAGCGTGATCGTGAGAGTGACCGAGGTCGCGTTGACAGGGTTGCCGTTAGCGTCGGTGAGGTTGACAGCGGCAGGGTAGATGCTGCCCAGATCGAACGCCATAGCATACACACTAAGCGGTTGCCGAAGGCACTACCAGCAATCCTGTCTCACTGGTAGCAACCCCCATCTGACCTGCGGAAACACCAGCCTCACCGGTGAGCGGTACGCCGCCGGCGCTCGCCCTCGGTATCCCCAGCTGGGCAGCGACACTCGCCGGCACCACCAGAATCCCCGCAGCCGACTGGCCGAACAGCGTCGGAGCGACGATCAGGCCGACCGCGACCAGCGAACCCTTACCCAGCAGGACAGCACCCGGCGCCAGGACCATCGGCGAGGTCAGGCTCCCCGTCCCCGACAGCGGCCCGCCCGGGATCAGGACACTGTGCGGTGAAACCAGCGACCCCGCACCGCCGAGGGTCGCGCCGCCCAGCAGCACAACCAGCCCGACCGACGTCAGCGACCCGGCGCCGAGGAGAGACGCACCCGCGCCCTGCGTCACCGCGGCCGTCAGCGAGCCCGTACCGAGCAGCGCGGCCGTGACACCCTGAGTCACCAGGGCGTTCAGCGACCCCGTACCGAGCAGGGTCGCAGCACCAGCGCCCGGGATGGTCGGCTGCGCGGTCAGCGAACCAGTGCCGAGCAGCAGCGCCGTCACGACCTGCGTCACCAGCGCGGTCAGCGAGCCGGCGCCGAGGAGAGACGCCCCAGCCCCCTGGATGACACCGGTGTTCACCAGGCTGCCCAGCCCGGCCAGGGTCGCACCCGAGCCCTGCACCGCCGTGTCACCAACCGAACCGGTACCGCCGAGCAGCGCACCAGCAAGCTGCGTCGCAGCGTTCGTCAGGCTCCCCGCACCACCGAGAGTCACGATCACGCCCTGCGTCACTGCAGCCGACAGCGAGCCAGCACCTGACAGTGTCGCGGTGCCGAACACGCCCACGATCGCAGTAGCCGACAGCGAGCCAGCACCAGCCAGCGTGGCACCCGAACCCTGCACGTCAGCGTTACCGACCGACCCGGTACCGCCGAGCAGCGCACCGACGCTCAGGGTTGCCAGCGCAGTCAGCGAGCCCGTCCCGGCCAGGGTCGCCTTCACCGCCTGGGTCACCAGCGCAGTCAGGCTGCCGGCAGCCGCCAGGGTCGCACCCGACCCCTCAACCGCAGTGTCGCCGACCGACCCGGTACCACCCAGCAGGGCACCAGCGCCTAGCGTCGCGGCATTCGCCAGCGAGCCCGCACCGCCGAGGGTGACGATCACGCCCTGCGTCACGCCAGCGCTCAGCGAGCCAGTGCCAGCGAGAGTAGCAACGCCCTGCTGCGCCGACCCGCCCGACACGGGCGGGTAAAACAGGACCTGCGGCGCTATCGGCGGAGGCTGCGGTGGCTTGAGCAGCGCAGTCAGGACAGGCAGGAACGCCGGCCCGGGCTGGCCGATGATCTGCGGCGGCGGCGTCCCCGCCTTCTGCCACGTCTCCAGGCGGCCCTCAGTGACCGGGAAGTTGTAAGTCGTCGTCGTGCCGGCCTTGATGACAACGATCGCGGCGCAGCTGAAAGACGTCGTGCCCGAGCCGCTGAAGGTAGTCACATCACTGGCGGTCGCACCGCTGGCCGGGCCTACAAGCGACGCGATGCCCGTATGGCTGCTCGAAGACGTAGCGCCGTCGTTGTTCCCGTTGACCCAGCTGGCGCTGTAGGTGATAGTCGGGGCGCCGGCCGTGGAGCGCTCGCGGGTCGCGATGCTGATAGCGAACCCGCCTGTCGCGGAGACGTTGGCGCTGGTCGTCGCCGTGACCGTGGTGATCGTCGCGGTCGAGGCGCCTGACGACTGGGTGCCCGACACGTCCAGCGGCGTGCTGGTGTTGGCGCTGTGAAGCTCGTAGATCGAGCACATCATCGCGAACGTGACAGTGCCGCCCGCCAGCGTCATCGTGAACGTC